TTGATCGAGACAACGCAAGAGAGTAATTGTCATTGTTGAACAAATACGAGCGTCCTCCAGAAACATGAAGTTTTGCAGAAGGAGAACTCGTCCCAATCCCGAGGTTGCCGGAGGAGTCGAGGACCATTGAAGGTGTTGCGCCAATCGTAGAGCCGCCGTTTGCCGTGGTTTGAGTAAATTCAAGGCCACCGTTGACGTTGTATTGATTAGCAATTACCCAGTTTTTCTGACCAGAAATAGCACCCTGGAAAATAACGCCTGCTCCAGAATTTGACCCAGTAACTCCTGTACGTATAAAATTACTTGCGCTTGCGGTGCTGACATCCAACTTATAAGCAGGCGAACTCGTCCCAATCCCCAGCCCTGTGGAGGTGAGGCGCATTTGCTCGGTATATGTAATTGCTGCGCCAGCAGTTCCAGACGCTGCGTTGTACCAAATATGATTCCCAGAAGACTGAACGTACGAACTCGCATATCCATTGATAATGTATTTATCAAGGATGTCCGAATTATTATTAAGTGATGCAATAGCAGATGTGGTATTGCCGTACAAAAGTGCAGCGCCTGCATTGATTGATCGGTATGTGCCTGTCCCTGTTGGGGCTGAAAGACCAACCCCCAAGTTCGTCCCATCAAACGCCAGCGCACTACCACTCGTCGCTGCCTTGCTGCCGTCCAGATACAACACGCCGTTGGCAGTGCCGCCGGAGAGGGTCAAGTTGCCCGATAGCGTAGCCGCTGCTGCGCTAATCGTTCCCGTCAGTGTCGGTGAAGCCGACATCACCACGTTCCCCGTACCCGTAATGGCGTTGCTTGTCAGTGCTTTACCCGCAGTGGTGAATACGGCTTGAGAAGCGGTTAAAGCAGTCATTACCGGCGCAGCCGTAATAGACACCACACCCGTAGAGTCTGCAATCGTCGCTGCTGCTGTGCCATCTTTGGCTTTGATGTTGGTGACTTCTACGTTTGTAGCATCAACCGTCGTGGCGTTTAACTGCCCTACGCCTGAAATATCACCCGTAGAGTCTGCAATCGTAACGACAGAGTTCTGAACTAACTTACCCGTCGCACCATCGAATCGTACGATGGCATTGTCTGTAGCCGATGCTGGGCCAACAACGTCACCGCCCGTACCACCTGCTGGGTCATTCATAAGCAAGAACTGCGTACCGTCATACATCACATCGACGATTGAATTAGCCGCAATGGTTCCTGATGCAATAGCAGACGCATCTTGATAGGTAATGTTCTTGGCACCCTGCGCGTTGACATTAAGCGTTGATGCCGTGGTATTGGCATTACCAGCCTTAAACTGAATACGAAGACCAGCGGAGTACGTTGTGCTAACACCTGTTAGCGTCACGACATAAGCATTAGCAGAGCCTGTGTCTGGTGCGTAGTTACTATAAGTGTTTGCATCATTCATTGCCGTAGCAACGGTTGAAAAGTCTGCATCCAGATTTGACAAAGGAATAGCAGTCGTTGCTGTAGCAAAGGTGTTTGGGATAGTAACTGGCTTAGTCATTAGAACCTCACTCTTAATTCATGCTCTAGCTGAAATCCATTGTAAGTAAAGGCAGGCGACACGGATGTGACCGTGAATCCTAGATACTTACCGTATTGCTGTGCGTCATATTTGTATAACGCATAACCTGTAGGTGTCCATGCAACCGTTTGGCTTGAATTGTTTGTCCAAGTAATGGTTTGCAAGAAGTTGTTAACCCAAAACACGCCATTTGTCAGCGTAATAACAGGCGAAGAGGCGTTTTCAGAATCAACCGTAGCTTGTATGGTTCCTACACTGTTAGCACTAATTGTTGCCTCAACACCAATCTTTAAGGCTTGCTTTGTTCGTATTGGATCGGTTAAAGGCCAAAGTGCTGTGACGATTTCAGTGTTGATATTAGACGTTTGATCATCATACAACTGGTAAAAAGAACCGTCTGACTGCACACCATAAACATTGATCAACCCATTAACAGGGGATGAATTGATATGTGTAAGAGCGCCCTGTGAACTAATAAACCACTTGCGATCAAAGAATACAAGCTGAACTCTGCGGTAGGTGCCGTTATCGTTGTATCTGACGTTCCATGACGATACTAGAATGTTATAGATGAGCGTCTGACATCCGGTGACTGTAGAAGTGAAGTCAATATTAGGAAATATGCCATCTAGTGCGTCACTAATTTTAGTCGTTGTAGCACCTACCAGTGCATACACGCCATAGCGGTTGATAAACAGAATGCTACGAAAGTAAGCAAAGACACCAAGAAAAAGCTCCGTACCAATGGATGCACTAATGTTGGTATTGGTAAAAAGCGTTTCACCCAGGGTGTTGACTCGAACATCCGAAAAGACGTTAATCGATGATTCGCCAAATACATACAAGAAGTTATTAGCAGCAATAATCTGCGTGATGTCACCGTAGAGCGTTGCATCGACAAGCGTGATGTTGCCAGCAGAAATGCTCGTGAAATCGTTGTAGCTATCTGATGCGGTGTAGTAGACCGTTCTTCCGTCAGCAATCCAAACCCTTCCTGAAAACGACTGAATACAAGTGCCGGTCTGGTTAATTGCGGTTGCGGTTGCGGTTGCAGAAGAACCTGCACCATTAGGGTCTGCAACATAAAGCAAGGTGCATGTACCGTTTGCAGCAGAACCGCTTGTATGCGTTGGTGCTGTTGAGCTTGTCGTGCCGCCAACTGTGACGTAGTAATAATTACCGCTAGACGATAGAAGCCTTCCTTTTTGAAAGGCGGTAGTTGATGCCCATGAAACTGCGCCTGCCGTGCCGATATAAACAGTTGGTGCGCTGGTATAACCCGTTCCATACTCACCAATCGTAATGGCAGTAACAGCATTAGCCGTAACCGTTGCAGTCGCTGTCGCTTGTATACCACCCGTATCATTAGGCGTGGAGAACGTTACGATGGGCGCTGAGGTATATCCACTGCCGCCTGCTGTGACCGTAACGGTTGCGACCGAACCGACCCGAACGAGATTCGTCCCGTCGAACGTAGCGTAGCCATAAGTTGTGTCAATGATAAGGACTCGTTCATTCTTCCATTGACTGATTTGTGTTCTAGTGCCGCTGAAGGTGCCTGAGCTAGCCAGCGTGACCGGCGCGGTAGGGGTTTCCAAACTGACATATTGCGCACCTCCATCAGTAAAGAAAGCAAACATGTAAGCAATGCCATTGATATTGGCAGCAGACATGTAATGCACTGTGCCACCCCAAGTAAAGTTCGTACCTGTATAAGTGACGCGCTTTTCTTTAGGAATGACTTTAAGGTTGGAGTACCCAACCGGCATGACATTTTCAAGCCATGCAAATTCATCCTCACGGATGGCCGTACGGTTGGCTTTGGTGTTAAGCCCTTTGAAATCCTTCGTTACATGGTAGGACTTCTTTTGCTCAACAGCAGCCATAATTAGTACGGTACAGAATAGGGTGTGGGCAAACGACGAGTAAAGCTAGAGTTGATTGCTGCCAAGAGTTGTTTCTTGTATTCAGCATTAAATATCTCTGCTTCGCCGTAGGATTGTTCCTTGTATTTTGCCTTATAAGCAGCGTAAAACGCCACAGGAGAGGTATAAGGCTCTAAAATTGGTTCGGTTTGAGAGTCAGAGGTCAATGCTACCGGCAAAACGATAGTGTCAAACTCCATCACATAGACTTGATCGGGTACTGGGCCTAAGTAAATCGTGCTTTGAGCGTATCTAGTAAAAGCAATCGGTCTTCCCGTATAGTTTTGCCAGAACCTCAACTCAGCATTGAACTGCGACCATGACATGTACCGAAGCGGGATGCGAGTATTGCCCCAGTACAAGTTAACGTTGATGACATCTAGTATTTGATCAGCGTAACTTGGAAGCGTCAGCGTCGTAATATCAAACGTTTCAACAGACGTTGTTGTATTACCTGTAAGAATAGCTCGTAAGCAACCTGTATCGCGGACTACCCGATGCCTTGCATCATTGATGTAATCCGTGAGTTCTGTATCCGACCAAAACACACCCGTAGCGTCATGCAGCAGCCTTCTGACATCTGCAATATAGCTTGTAAAGGTTGCCATTTATGCCTCATTGCGAGAGGTATGGACTTTTGCCGCACCCCTACCGCGAAGCGGAGGTGCGGCTACTCGATCCACCACGAGGGCTGA